AAGAAGGCCAAGACGACATAGCTGCTCAAGTCATATTCCTAACTGGTATGGCTGTAAGCTGGTGGTTTGGTGATAGGTACAAGGGTGGCAAATAGAGGTATTCAAACGACTGGGAATGTGAGGCCAACGTCCTCTCGTCCCACAAACTATGCCAAGGCTGGCAGACAAGGACAAATGCTCGTGAAAGGGTGTCCTTGTATAACCAAGAAGAAGGGAAAGAAAAATGTATCACGGAAAAAAAGCTATGCCTAAGAAGACCCCTAAGTCTCCTTATGGAAAAATTGTGCAAAAGAAAAATAAAAAGAAGGTAAGCAACAAGCCAAATGGAAGAAAGGTCTAATGAATGTTCGGGGAGGTTCTCGCTGGGATTGCACTTGTCAATTCTGCACACAAACAAATCAAGCAGTTAGTAAATAATGTAAGTGACATCGGTGGCTTGGCAAAGCATATCGATCAACTGTTTGAAGGCGAGAAACAAATTCAAAAGAATAGAATAGATGCAAACAACAGTGTTCTTAGTATTAAGAATGTTGCTGAAGAAACTATTAACGCAAAACTGGCTCAAGAAAAAATGCAAGAGATTGCCACTATGGTGAACATGAGGTTCGGCCCAGGTACTTGGCAAGGCATCATTAATGAAAGAGCTAGACGGATACAAGAGCAAAAAGAAATAGAGAGGGAAGCAATGCTTAAACGAAGAAGAGAACAACAGCAGTTGGCAGAGAACATTAAGACTATGGGTATTGTAGTTATGTCTCTAGTTGCGTTTGTTGTTCTTGCGACTGGTCTATTTCTTTTTAATTCTCATTCGAGGTAGCTATGGATTTTATAACGTCAGACTTGGTTGAAACACTACATGCCATCTCGTGGTTCGATGGGATTGCCTACATAGTTATTGGTCTGGGGGTTTACGCTACAATAAAATATATCCAGAAGAGGTTTAGATAATGGCAAAGAAAAAAGCTAGTGGCCCATGCAAAGGCAAAAGTCTTAACAAGCCCTTCCGAACTCCAGGCAAACCAAAGAAGTCGGCAGTCTGTGTAAGTGATGGGGCTAAAATTAAAATCGTTAGGTTTGGTGATCCGAACATGAAGATTAAAAAGAACATACCAGCTAGACGGAAGTCGTTTCGTGCTCGTCATAATTGTGCCAACCCTGGCCCCAAAACTAAGGCAAGATATTGGTCGTGCAAGGCGTGGTAACAAAATGTGTTGGAATTTGCAAGCTAGTTGATGAGGTTTGCATTGGCTGTTTCCGAACAATAGAGGAGATAAAAGAGGCATACGTTAAGTCGTTGCCCAAACCAAAAAGGAGAAGTCGTGGCTAAATTATGTGCAAGAGGCAAAGCTGCTGCCAAAAGAAAATACAAGGTTTATCCAAGTGCTTACGCAAATATGTATGCGTCTGCCGTTTGCTCTGGCAAAGTCAAAGTCGGAGGAAAAAGAAAGAAGAAAAAGAAATGAGTGGTCTTCGTAAGTGGGTAAAAGAAAAGTGGGTGGACATTGGTGCACCTAAAAAGAATGGCAAGTACCAACCATGTGGCAGAAAGAAAGGGGATGGACGTAAGTATCCCAAGTGTGTGCCACTGGCTAAAGCCAGGGTGATGTCAGCTTCAGCTAAGAAGTCGGCAGTCAAAAGAAAAAGGGCAGCGAATAATTCGGGGCCAAAACCTAAGTATGTAAAAACATAGTGCAAGACTTGTTTAGACATCTACGGATACACTGTAGAAAGAAAAAATATAGAAGGAAAGAAATGTTACAAGATAATGTAAGAAGATGTGATAGGTGTGGAGCACCACAGCAATTAGTATTTATTCATGGACATCAGCAATGTGCTATATGTCATCAAATTTCAGACGGGGATTGTTGTTCGGGAGAAACAGCTAGTTGTCTGTCTCAGCCAAAGGATCATAACCAAAAAATTGAGGAGGTTGCTCCATCTGATATGACTTAAATAAGTCAAAGTTAACTATCCTGTCTAGTAGACCAAACATACCATACTCATCTTCTTCGTTATTAGTTAACTTGTGGTCACATTTAAAGTCAATGATTTCAGAAGAGTGACTTGCGTCTTTCAATTCGCCCCTCAGTAAATGAACTGTCACTCCCCCCAGAGCCTTCACTGCTCGTGCTTCGTTGATGTATCTCAAGTCGTCTGCCACTACGGGGGTTCCTAGCGTTAAATGTCGGTGGGCTTCCTTCGCCCAAATGTTTGCCCAGAATGTTTCGCCTATCTGCTGTCTTCCCCACTCGACCCCCAAGGATTGCATCGCCCATCTCGGTGTTTTCCCTTCTAATAAATCACACGGCTCTTCTTTAAGAGAACCTTCTATATGTGCATCGGTTAATCCAATCGCTCTAAGCATATTCTTTAGAGGATCAGCCATCTTTACTTTAACATATCCGTGGTGAGCACACAAATAATCGGCACATAAAGTTTTACCTGTACCCATTTGACCAGCAAAGGCTACGACTTTTATTCTAGTTTTCATTTTGACCCTTTATTATCATTTTAACTGATATGTCTAACCTCTCAGAAATTAAATAACGTAGCTTATCCAAAGCTTTTTTAACTTCATCTCTACTCATGTCATCTTTCATGTAACTAAGCCGAGCATTTAGATTGTCCATTTCTGCTTCAATCGTCAGCTTTCTTTCTAGTAATGTTTTTCTCATTGTTTTTCCTTTGGGACGTAAGGTTCCCACGCCTCACAATGGCTTGTGCATCCTTTACTGCATAGCCACTCTCCTTGAAAGTTCGCCTTGGCGTTTCCACATGTCCTCATTATTTTTTCGTCAGGCATTTGTCCGTGCCAACAGGTGTTTCGTTTGAAACAACCTCTGCATCTCCAGTCGCTTTCATCAGTCGCAATTTTTGTGATGTCATCATTGATAACTCTCTCAATCTTTGACATTAAAAATTCGTATCTGAACTCATCAAACTCTACATACTCATGCAGATAAAGACTGTTGTTTTTGTTGTAGACAACAAACAAGAAACAAGACAGTCCAGACATTCCCATCATCATCATCATCTGATCGTAATAATGAGGGTGTGAATACCTGACGCTTTTCTTTTGACACGACCTAAACATCGTATCATTCATAGATTTAATTTCTAAGCCGTGAGCCACGCCATCAATCTCAACTATGCCATCAGCATGGCCTATAGCTAGTCCGTTATACGCAGTATAAGCCCATTGCTTACCCGTCATAGGGTCGTCTTCCATTACAGAGATGCCAGCCTTTTTTAGATCGGCAACTACTCTGTACTCTATGCTATGTCCATCACGAAATATCCTCTTGAGTTTTGGGTCAGGAGGTGTTTCTGGATAGCCACGATGTGCGAAAGCTATAGCCACAAGACAATCGTTACCTATGCCAGAAGCACCAATATAAGACCTAGCTTTTTGAGGTTCTTCAGCACTGTACGCTTTGTCAATTAAATCTGTAATATCAGGTTTCATTTATTAAAAAAGGGGGGCAACCAAACCTTTGCCCCCCAGTTCCCAAGCTATGAGTTAAAATGGAATATCGTCATCTAACGCATCGCTTGTGTCTCCCGACTGGTTATCTTGGGAGGAGGACACCATACCCTTCGGGACACTCTTGGGGTCAATGAAGCCAGAAACTTTTGTGCCTTGGCGATCTTCGCCATCGTCACCCTTGAAGGTATCATCTACAACCCTAATGCCAGGGGTCAGGCCAACAAGACTGGCTATATCTCCTGGTTTATCTGGGTTGGTATGACCACCAAAGGTACACAATGCTTTCAGTTGTTCACGACCTATTCTAGTCGCTACCTCGGATGATGGAACATGGACATTGATCCACATTCTTATCATTCCATCGTCACACGACATGTTCACATAAACTTGTGAGCCACCCTTAGAGGTTTTACGAACCTCTGCTTCGGTTACCTTCACAACGTATTTGCCTTTAGGAAGTTGCATACTTCCCTTGGCAGAAACTACTCCCTCTAAATTGAGGTCTTCAAAACTAAACGCCATTATCTTCTCCTTCTTTATTAATATGCTTGGCTATCCACTTTTCATAAGTGTCATCGTCCATGTCCATTCGTCTGAACAAATCAACAATGTTTCCTGTTTGCTCGACTGGTCTCAGTCTTCGCTTTTCGTCACGAACCTTACCCTTCCATCCGTTGACTTCATCGGTAATGACGTAACGTATGACCTTCTTCTTTCCCTTATCTTCGCTGTCTGCTGTATGCCTGACACCACAAAAGACTGCATCGAAAATCCCAGGAAGCTGGTGTTGGGTTTGCTTACCACCCACCATCGCCCAATACTCGACATTGCCATTATCATCGGTGCTCTCTTTTGAAAGAGCCGTAATGAGAACATGGCAAGGCAAGTCTCGGATAAGTTTGCAAGCACCAATAATGTTTGATCCATGAGTGCTATAAACTTCAAAACCATTCTTGGCTTTACCAGTCTTTGCTGCCTCTTTTTCTGCTAGATCATTGGCGTGTTTCATAGAATGGTCAGATAATTCTGTAAGACTATCTATACCAATCCACTTATAACCTTTAGCTTTGAAGTCTTCTGACTTCACCCACTTAACAATATCTCGAAAAGAATACATATCCTTATCTGGATTTGTTTCGCCAGCCCATGACGTAAAAGGCAAGTAGTCAATACCACTGGATCGAATAGAACTTAATCCACTCTCTCCTGAGATAATGAACCCTTTGCCATAATGTTTCTGATAGTGAGCAAACTGGGTAGTCTTACCCCAGCCATGATGCCCATATAAAAGACACTTACGATATGAAGTGGTGTGGTCATTTGTATTCATAGGATTAAACATCCTTCACCTCACTCACATTTATAGTTACTGTTCCCAGCTTTCTTGTGAGACACGGCAGTATTAATTTCTGCTCTGCTTCATCCAAAGTTTTCCACTTACGTTTATCAACTGTAAGTCGTTTGCTCACATGAGAGGGGAGTTCTTCGTGCCCAGCGAATAGATCAGTCATAGCTTCTTGATCCCATTCCCAACGCTCTAAGATTTTTACAGTCACTAAATTCTTTCCAGCTTTTAATGACTGTTCACCAGCTTCTTTGGAAAAGCTTTCAAGAATTTTATCCTTGAGACCTTCCATTTCTGCTTCGATTTTTGATTTGTTTTCTGCTAGATGGGCGTAGCGTTCTGCTTGTCCCGTTAGAGTTGTTTCGTCTGCGTCATCATACGCATCCCAATCACTCATATTAGTCCTCCGTAAAAGTAATGTTAATAGTGAGTTATTTATATATCATTTACATATCTTTTACTAGACTACTAAGTGTCAAAAGATGTGTAAAATGTTAAACAGATGTGTAAAAGACTGCATAAGATGTGTTAAAGATAGGTATCTTAAACAATGGAGAAGTATATGACTGAGACATATAAAATGTATCGAACCGATAGCGACAACACATCTATTGAAGCTGCTAATTCTGTCGATGCTACAAAGCTGGAAGCGATAGTCTGGGCTGTCATTGACAAGTATGGAACGACTGGTTGCATACAAGACGATGTGCTGAACGACTTATCTAATTACCGATACAACTCAATAACCAACAGG